ATGAAATATGAGAAAGACTTATCACTTACCGTAATCTATACGGTAATTATTGAGAATGCATCAGAAGAGGTAATAATAAGCTCAATCAAAAAATTGTTATATTGAAATAGTTTTGAAATGATTTGAGATAAGATTGTGGTGCGCTCAGCGGAAACAATACTTTTTAATCAAGTTATTGATAATAATAAATATTTAATTTTTGTATTTTGAATATACCGTAAAATATACCGCAAAGATTAAAACTACCCTGAATTGTAAAGGCGCTTTAAGCGCCTTGTTCTTTCAAATTTTCTATCTCTGAAGGGGAGAATCTAATGCTGCTATTTCGCCCTTTACCTAACTTTATTCGAGTCAGTAACCCATCATTTATATATCTATATAGAGTGGTGCGCGATATACATAAGATACGCTGCACATCACTTGCGGTCAATAATACTTCTGTCATCTTCACACTACCTTCTTCTTAAAGTTAGCCTCTTTAAATTTTGCATTTACAATAAGATCTTCTATTTCACCAGCGCTGACATTTTCATAAATGTGAGTCATCTTGCTTCCGAACACTTCAAGTGTTCGGGTGAGGGTTGAGTATTTGAATTTCATGGCAGATCCTCGTCATTTATTGCAACTGACAAAGCTTTTTCTAGTTCTAATCGACGTGTTCTTACATGACGCATCATTTCAGGTTGAATAACTGGATCCAAACTTGAGACATCTATTTCAAGTGCATCAAGAGCAGTAAGGTCAGGTGCATTCTGAATACGAACCATTAGTGATGGTTGCTCAGCTGCCTTATTTTGTTGAAGTACTTCTAAGCGTTTGTGCATGTATTTTAAAAGTGGCGCAAGTTGTTCAGTGGTCCAGCCAGTCGTATATTTAACAACAGCATTTACCTCTGTAACTGTTTTTGACTCATCAACACGTTGTTTTAAAGTTGCAAGTTTCTCCTGGTATTCAGATTCATCATTAGCTAATTTCTTAGAGTTATTTTCTAAAGTAACTTCATCGATTTCTTTAGCTTTATTAACAACAGCTGCGGCAACAGCATCAAATGAAGTTGGATTATTCTGAATTTCAGATTGTGTTGCTATCTCATCCAATGTCTTTTTTTCAACATCATTTGAGGTAGGTTTTTGATCACCAACTGGACCGATGATGTCATCTAAGGAATTATCGTCGTTAGCAGCGATATTAGATTGCAGTTTAACTTCGAGAACATCATTATTCTGTTTTTTTGATGAGCGTTTTTTAGGCGTCTTAATTTCTGCTTCCAATTCCTCTATAGTTTTAACAGGTGCCAACTTAATTGCATTTCCGCCAAGCAGTTTACAAAGAGCTTCATACTGCAATCGCGCATTGTCTAGATCGCGTTGAGCAAAACCACTATCAACCATAGTAATAATAGCATCACCAATTCCCTGGTAAGTGCATTGCAGAATAAAACCTGCCGGATTAACAACAAATACCTCAGTCCCAACTTCTAAATCATCAACAATCATTGGTTTGGTAAATGTAATACCAGCTAACTCAAGCATTTCAACTTGAATGCAAAATTCATAATTAGGCAAAGCAAAAACTGTCGCTGGCATCTGATCCAAGGTACTGAAATCTTTATCAGCATGAAGAGTGCCATCACCAGCATAGCGACATAGAACAGTTTTACCTTTTTGTAGAGCGGTGAAAGCTTCTTGTGCATTTAAAATATTAGTCATCTTATTATCCTTTTAATGCTTTGCGTAAATATGGATCTAAGTCATCTTGTTTAAGTAACCAAGTAACATAATCGGCAGGAATGTCTTTAATAGCCGTGCCTTTGTGTTTGCCAAAGGTCAGATGCGTAGGGATGCGGGCTTGTTCAGAAAACAAGAAAAGGGATTGCATGTCTTTAACACCAAGCACTTTGCAAATATTCTTTAATAGAGCTGCTGTAAGCAAAACATCCTGTTTAGCGTTATGTGCATTTCGAATGCTTTGACGTGCTTTTTCAGATCCATTAGTAAATTTGTAGATTAGTGCTGATAAATTATGTGCATCATCTGGCCAAACCATACGCGCCAAAGCTAAAGTACAAATTGCCTTAACATTAATAGTCTTATCAGCCAGTTTGATTGCCTCAATATCGTAATCAACATTGTGGCCAATAATGTATTGCACACCTACAGGCAATCTGAATGTCTCATAACTTGGCTTTCCAGCTATGTCAGATTCAAGAATGTGATGCACAGCCATAGCACCGTAGCTAATCGGTTCAGGACATGAAAAGTACTCATCAAAACAAGCATCTTTATTAACGACCAATTCACCGTTTTCAAAGTAGACAGGAACATGGGCTATCTCGATTGGATAGCCGTTAATGTCATGAGTTTCAGTGTCTAAAATTATTGCGCTCATGCATGTAATTCCTGTTTAGCTAGGTTGTCGATTTCCTGTTTTACAGCTTCAAGTTTTGAAACTTCGATTTGAGTTAATGCATCTAAGCCAAGGTATTCACATACGCTTTTGATATCCAAGCCGCGCTCAGCAATAAAATCTTGGAGTTCATCTCTTTGAGCGTCACTGATGCCTAAAAATTCAGGAGGACTAATCCATTTATTTTGTTCTTTATCAAAAGTGCAATTAAGAGCTTTGGCGCGTTGCAACATAGCTTGTCGCATGTTCTGGTAATACATATGGTCTTTAACTAATGACTCAGTTAGCTGGTTTAGATCACCCGCGTGTTCAGCTTCATTGCAACTTTGTTTCCAGTTCTCAAATTCCTCAAAAGCTTTAGCAGCTGCTAATTGAGATGGTGTAAGTGTATTGATGTGGGCTTTTGCTTGTGAGATGAGTTCAGCCAAGAAAGTTGGACTGGTTTTTAAATCTGGAACCCAAACTTCACCAGTTTCACCACCTAATGCACCAGCATTTTTTGCATGATGAGTATCGGTAGGATTGAAGCTTATTACGCGAGCTGATTTACCTTCTTGAGTTCTAACAGTGGTTAAATAGCCCATGACATCAGCTATTCGATAAAGCTCATTTCGGTTTTTCCCACCTAGATCTGGGCGATGTATAGTCTGATCACCATTTTCACTTTCAACTGCATGGGCTATGAAAACAACATCTTTACCCATTGCAATAAGCATATGAACATAACTCTTAAAGATATTATTGGCTGAACCTTGGGCTTTAAGCTTTAATGTTCCATCTTTTTGGCGATTTTCAGATATACCGAGAAGGTGAGTCTTAATACACTCAAGCATTGCACCCACTGTATCAATTACTACAGTATTAAAAGGTGCTAGATCCTGTGGAGTTAGATTTGCAATATCAGTCCATTTTTGAACTGGAATAACTGCTCCACGACGTAACTCACCAGTACGATGAGCACCTTTGTCAAAGTCGAATGAAACTGCTTTATCCGCAGTAAATCCCATTGAGGTTTTACCTAGACCAGGATCAGCATATATATAGGTAATGATTGCATTAACCTGTAGGGGCTGATCAGAAGTAATAATATTAAGAGCCATGATTACAACCCCTTATTAGATTTAGCGTTGTTATAAGACATGCGTTGATTTGCACTGTACGGAGTACGTTGAAAGCATTCTTTTGAAAACATTTCCGCACGTTCTTTTTTGCGTCGAAACTCTACTTCTTGTTGTAAGTTGCGAAGTATCCAAGGCTTAGCTTTCAACAATTCAGGATCTACAGGTGTACCGCCGTTTTCGGTCTCAAGACGAATATCTGTAAGGCGATAATTTGTAGAAAATGTCTGTGGTCCGAGTCGGACGTGATAGCGTCCTTTTTCATCGCGGGTAATAAACTCGCGGTATGGGGTGGTGAAGCGTTTCTTTTCCATGATCAACCCCTTAACGTGGCGCATAGCCCTGGCGAGCCAGTGCGTCTTGAAGTTTTGAAATGGCATCACGCATGAGATGTGCCTCATCATGGTTTACAGCATTTATACGGATTTCGTTCCAGCCAACACGCTTAACGAATTGAGCCAAAGCCATAGCTTGTGCTTCTGAAAGGTTTTCTAGTTCCAGTTTCATCAGATCACCCCCTTACCATATTGTTGCGTTCGATGTGGGCAGTGATGACTGAGATCATGTTGCGGATGTCATCAGCATTAGTGAAATCGTTATAAAAGCCGCCGTTAGCCAATAAAACACGGTCTACAGCCAGATTTGTAATGAATACGGCCTTTGTGTCGCTACCTAACGCGCCGTTGTAATCAGGAACCAACTCAAAATCGAAGCTGGTAAAAACGTGGTAACCATCAAGATTAACGATCGCTTCACCAGTAGTGTCAGATGTAAGTTTGAGTGTCATAACGCCGTAGTAGCTTGGAGTTACGTTTGCAATTGATGGTTGGCTTGAGTGAGCTGTTTGGTAATCACAAGATGAAACTGCCCATGCTATTCCGAATATCAATAAGCTTGAAGCTGCCCATGTCCCTAATACAACCTTACCGAAAGGCAAAGCTGAATTGCTTTGAATTGTGTTTTGTTCCATAATCTACCTCATGTGAAGTGAGAAGCCCTGTTTGATGTGAGAGTCGGCAGGGCTTTTTGCTGTTCATGAGATTAAGTTTACCAAAGGAAACTAACAAGTCAACAAAAAGTTTATTAAAAGAAACTTTTATTTTTATGATTGGAAACTTAACTTTCCAAAAGTCAAAATTAAACCCGCACTAGGCGGGTTAACATTAGATCTCTAAGCTAAAATTCTTGGTTCTCAGGTGCTACTGTTGATAAATTACTTCTTACCGAATCTTTCTTTCAGTTGGTTGCAATTTTTTTCAAAATCAGTAAGGATGAGTTGTTGAATATCTGGGTTAGAAAACATGTCTTTTAATGCGTCTTGTAACCCCAATACAACATTTAGAGGTAATACAATCGTAGCGTTATTCACGACCTGATTATTAACTCTACAACCCAATACCAATTTTAAGGTACTAGGTTCCATCGCAACTTGCATTATATGATCTGCATAGATGGGTTGTATGCTTGGGTTCAAGATAGTTTTTAACTCAGTTTTCTCTTGAGCAGTGGAATTTCCCTGATTATCACTCATAACAAACTGCCTCTTTGAATGTTTCTTGATGTTGATAGATGACGCTGATGGATTTAGATTCAGTTTCAATCTGGGGCGTTACAGAAATTACTTCTTTGTATTCTGTTGGGTGTGATGGATTTATACTTATGTAAAAATCACTTTCATTACCACTCAACACAGCATCAACAACTTGCGCACCAGTTTGAAATTCTAAAGCGAGCTTAAGCTCACGATTAGCATTAACAAAAATGCTTTTAGATAACAATTTTTCTCGATCAACTTGCCAGGGTTGCTTCGGCTTCTCGTAATTTTTATTGTGAAAAACAACATCAAAATCATAGCCCAACTGTTGGGTGATCGCGGTAATAGTTTTAATAGTTAGATTTTCATCGCCTGATAAAACTTTGGTAACTCGACTTTTTTTCCACCCAAGCTGGGCAGCTAGTTCTGCACGACTCATATTACTATGGCGCAATAAGCCAACCAAATGTGAAGCGATTTGTTCCATTTTTACAATGGACATATCTACACTTTTACATGAAAGCAAATATGCTTTATTCATAACAATCTCACTAAGAATGCTTCCGTGTTAGCTTGATACTTGAAAATTGCCTTAACACGATTATCAAGGATTATCTTTTCAGAATTATCAATTTTGTCCTTGCGCTTAGGGGATAACCTAAACAATATGATATAAGCATCAACAAAAACCAAATAAAGCCTAAGGTTTGCTTTCCTGATTCTATATATTGCTATATCTTTACCATCCAACTTTGTAGTGTGCGCTTTATGCAACTCTGACGAATTATAAAAATCAAACAATTCGTTGGGATGTTCACACATCTCACATCGAGAAGCTAGTTGAGAAAACAGCCTAACAACATCCTCGTTATCCCGTTTACTGGTTAATGAAAACTCTGTTCTATCACGGTACAGAAATACATCTCGTTTATCCTGTGATGATGACAGCATATAGACCCTCATGCTATCAGGTATGACAATTGGATGAAGATTGTCAGGAAATCCTAATTCATCCCAAAGGAAAAAGTAAGGGTCTATCATTTGTGCAAGTTACCTTATAAGTTAACTATTTTCAATTGCAATTAAATTAAATATTTTATTCATTGTTTTAAAACTGTGTCGGGTTCACAGCTATATTATCCTGCACGCCAAAATTGACGACCCATAACTTTAAAATTTAAACCATTCTGTTCTGTTACTTCTCTATCACGATATTTGGGATTCAGGCTATGTAAGATTAGCTTTCCACCTTCTTCTTTAAATATCTGCTTAATCATGCCTTCACCTTCAAAATAGACCGCGTAAATTTCACCATCTATGATTTCCGTTTGAGAAATGTCGATGCCAACTAAATCCTGATCATGGATAAAATCGGACATACTGTCACCCTTAGCTTTAATGATTCTCATACATCTAGGATCTACATACTTCTTTTGGAAAAATGAAGGAGGAAAAGGGAACTTACCGTTTATTACATCAAAATGAAATTCAATTGATTCACCTGTGCCACATGAAAAATTTGCTTCTACCACATCGATCCAAATAAAACCGTTTTCAATTTCATAATCAACTACAGTTGGTTCATGAATGTCATTTACATCAAAAGATGAATCGTCAATCTTTTTAAGCCCATGTTTATCCATGAATTCTTGCATTTTAAATGTATTTAATTTTTCAGGCTCTTTTCCAGTTAATAACCATTCTTGAGTAGTTTTTAACACTGCTGCTAGTCCTGGTAAATATTCAGCTTTAGGTACATTTGTTCCTGCCACCCATTTTGAAACAGCACCTTTAGTAGCTCCAGTTGCTTCTATCAAATCAACTTGACGAACTTTTAACTCAGTCATTCTTTGAATTATACGATCACTAATAGAGCTCATAAAAAATCCCTCATAATTGTTTCCTATAGTAAACAAACATGTTGAAACTAAAATAAACTTATGGTTTACTAACGGAAACTTATAGTTTATTGAGGTAAACGATGACCGTTGATGATCTTAAAGACCATTTCGGTGTGAAAAACGATATCCAGCTAACTAGAACCATCTTAAGAGTCACAAGAGGAACAATTAGCAAGTGGAGACATCGCGGAATTCCCATCGATACACAGGCACGTATTCAAATCTTAACTGAAGGAAAACTAAAAGCTGATTTAAATGCATTACATGCATCCTGATTATTCATTTAATTGAATTATGGGGAGTTTTTACTTTCAGTAAACGTGAAACAAATCAAGGATTTCACAAATGCAAGAAATAACACTAAGTCGTGAAGCTCAAACGGCAATTTTCAAAATGATTAACCAGACGCAGGGGATTTCACCAAAGGAAATTGCTCAAGTCACTGGTGATTCACATAACACTATTTGCAACTACGGCAACGTAGGGATGCCAAATCACTTACCAAGCCTAAAGAAGCTTGAAACCATCATGATGTACACGCAGAACCCTGAAATTTTAAAAGTGTGGGCACATCAAATGGGTTATGCACTAGTACCAGTGAATTGTGATGCTAGCAAACATCATGAGCTTTCGATCTTTGAAGCAATGATGAAACACAACATTAAGAGCGGAAAGGCGAACCGAGTTGTGTATGAGGCTTATGAGGATGGGGTGATTACACCTTCTGAATATGAAGAGATCCACCAAATTACCCAGGGCTTGATTGAGTTGATTACCGCCGTGGACCAAGCAGCACTTAAGCAAATGCAGAAATACACAGCACATGCTCAAAAAGAAAAAGCCTGATGGATTAGATCAGGCTTAGGCATTCGAATCTATAGCGAGATTGAACAAGATGAATATACCAAAACACCCATGCGCTAACAAGTGCAGTGAATTTAAAGAAGAGCAATGCAAAACATGCCTAATCATTGCTGATGATCAATACATTGAGAATCACATATCACCCAATTGTAGAAATATCTCAAATGATGAGCATATCCATTTGAGCAATGCTTTGGCTGCACAAAAGGAGATCTCATGAACTCTAAATTTCAAAAGCAACCTGAGTTTAAACAAGATCAACAAGTTCAATCTTTTTATGAGCCTGCATTGCGATTGCTTGATCAGTTGTATGAAAACAAGAAACGCAATCTACGTTCGAAAGGGTATGACGAGAACAATGCTGCAGTTACCAAGGTTGAGTTTTCAGAATTAATGGCACGTCAATTTCGAATTACTCAATGGTTAGCACAGCAAGTTTTAACAAGTCTTGTAAAGGCCGATCAAGTTCAATCATTTGGTGGCTATGTTAAGCCTAAGGGTGGTGATGTGTGAGATATGCAGCTAAAAGAAAACAAGACATAACTGTTTCAAAAGCGCCTATTGAAAACATCATACCGCTCGAGAAACCAGTAAAAATTTACACAGCTAAAGAGTTAGCTGCTATGCCTCTGTCTCAAATGAATGCAGCGATAGAGGCTCAAGAGAAATTTTACGTGCTTGAAGAAACTACTCATATGGGGGGGGCAAGCCATAGCCGTTCGCCGTCTTATGGAGGATGGACACTTGTTAATTCAAGTGAAAGAAAAGTCACGTACGCGATACAAGATCAACAACGAGTTTATTCCACCAAGGATTATTCGTCAGTTGGAAAAGCGTGGGTTAGTGAAATTAAAGGTGGTGAAGTAAATGTATAAATACCTTCATCACATAAGTGATTTCATGGTCGATACTGCACACTTAACTCCATTGGAGGAGTGTTTCTATCGCCGTGCAATCGACTTTTATTATTTAAATGAAAAGCCATTACCCAAAGAAACCCAGTCGGTTTTTCGTCGGTTACGTGCAATAACCCAAGAAGAAAGAGATGCTGTAATAAATGTGCTTAATGATTTCTTTGTTGAGCAAGATGATGGTTTTCACAATAAGCGATGTGATGCTGAAATTGCTGAATACCACCAAAATGCGAACAAAAATCGGGAAAACGGTAAAAAGGGTGGTCGTCCACGTAAAAACAAACCTAGCGAAAACCAAAGTGAAACCGAATTAGATAATTTGGAAAACCCACAAGAAACCCAGTCGGATATTTTAGGTTGTGAAAACGAAACCCAAAAAAACCTTAACCGTAAACCGATAACCGATAACCGTGAACCAAGAATAAATACACACACACTGGGCGAGACTGAAAACTCAGCTCAGGAAAGTTCTTGGACTCCAAATCCTGAAATTTTGCTAAACGTGATTCGACAAAGCATGGGCACTCAGGCTGAACAAGTAATCACAATGCCCGATTACGAATTTCACTTGGGTAACTTCAATGCCCACTGGGAAAACAAAACAGATCTCACTGAAAACCAGCGAACGAGAAAGTTTGCTCAGTGGTTGATTCTTGAGTTCAAAAAAATCAAACCATCTGGACAACAGAAACCATCAAGCAAAACAAATACCGCTGTGAGCAGAAATGTGAATGATGCATGGGGCAAACCACAGGATTACGCACCTGCAGTCGATGATATTGATTTGGAGGGTATGCTGTGAATGCACTAGCAAAAGAACTCACTAAAAAAATCACAGAAACCAATCGGTTTTGTGAAAAACACAAAGAGCGGATGATCAGTGTTGGTGGTCGAGATTTCTGCAAAACATGTGCTTTGAAATCAGTTGAGCAGGCGCAAATTGATCACCATCAAGCTGTGAATCAGATGGTTCGTGAAAAACAATTTGCAGGCGCAATGCTTCCAGATCGCCATCTTGAGAGTGGCTTTAAGAATTACATTGTTCAAAACCAAGGTCAGAAAAATGCTAAAGCACAGTGTCAGTCATTTGCTAAAGACTTCAACGCTGGTGTTAAGCGCAATCTAATCATGGTTGGGCGAACTGGTACAGGTAAAACCCATTTGTCATGTGCGATAGCTCGCAATGTTCTGGATCAGCGCAGTTATGTTCGCTATGTGACATCTGAAGACATGGCAAACGAGATAGCCAATGCTTGGACTAAAACCGATGACAGCGAAGCAAGCGCTGTGTTCCGTTTCACTGATTATGATCTTTTAATCATTGATGAATATGGCTTGCATGATCAACACGAAAGCCGATTGCAACTTGTGCACAAAGTTCTTTATTCGCGTTATGACGCAAAAAAAACAACGGTCTTAATTTCAAATTTATCACTTCATTCAACTGAAAATTCACAAGGTTTGAAAGACAACTTGGGCGACCGATTATGGTCTCGTTTCCAACATGACGGATTAACTTTGGTTGAGTGTAACTGGGCGGATTCACGTATTGGTGGCAATCATGGCTAATCTTAAAAAAGGCGATCGAGTGAAAGTTGATTTCATAAACAATCCAGAAACGATTCACGTTGGTATTCGCTTCACTGGTTACGGTGTTTTAGATCGAGTTGAAGGTGGGCGAGTGTTTGGAAGATTGGATGATGGGCAGACGTTTATGTGTTTTACCAATGACGTTGAAGTTTTAGAGCGTGACGGAGAAGGGCGATGAATGCAATGACTCAAAATAAGTTGTTTGGAATGGCAGATAACAGAACAGATGTATGGGCTACGCCTCAAGACTTCTTCGACAAACTAAATGCTGTATTTAACTTTGATCTTGATGTTTGTGCTTTGCCAGAGAATGCAAAGTGTGAACGATTCTTTAGTCCTGAACAAAATGGTTTAAAGCAAGAGTGGACTGGCACATGTTGGATGAACCCACCTTACGGAAGAGAAATCATTGACTGGGTTGCAAAGGCAGCTCACACGGCTCAACAAGGTCACACAGTTGTTGCACTCGTTCCAGTGCGTACGGATGCTCGCTGGTTTCAAGATTACTGTTTAGGCCGTGAGATTCATTTTATTCGCGGTCGATTGAAGTTTGGCGGGTCTTCATCAAATGCACCATTCGGATGTTGTGTAGTTGTATTTCGTCCAAGTCTTAATGATGTGAAGTGGGAGCAAAGCCAATGAACGCAATTCAATTCATAAAAGACCATGGGGTTGAGAAGGCGAGGGAGGTTGTTGAGGGTGCGCCTGATAAAACAGCAACACACTATGTTTTTCGCAAAATACCTAGGTACTACTCGGTTGAGTTTCAGTCTTGGTATCACGATGGCGAATGGTGGGATAGTGATTGTCATACTGAGGAAGATTTAATTAATAGCTATGGATCAGATTTTGTTTTAAGTCTTTCCGACCTCAAGCGCCTAGTTGAGAGCATGGATTTGGTTAACAATTGCGGTGGTTTGGCTATCGCAAATAAAATCACATTTCAAAAAAGACTGAGAAATGAAAAAGCAACTCATTTCATACAACATCCTGAAAATAAAAAATTAATACAGCTTTTTGGGAGAAATCAGTGCAAACCCAAAGAAGCCATTAAATTCGATTTATTTGAACAAGCCATCGCAGACTACGAGCAACTATTCGGAAATACTGAAACGTTGGAATTAGAAACCCTACGCGACTGTGACACCAGTCCTAATTGCAAGAAGTTTGATGAGGGGGTGAATAGCAATGAAACTAAATAAGGCTCAACGTGAAGAACTAAAGCAAAAATACGATGGTCATTGTGCTTATTGTGGTTCTGTTTTGGGGGACAAGTGGCATGCAGATCATTTTGAAGCAATTAGAAGAAATGGTGATGGCACGTGCTTAAATCCTGAGCACGATGTGATTGAGAATCTAATGCCAGCATGCACAGCTTGCAATCACAACAAGCGCTCAATGTCTTTGGAGTCATGGCGCGATCTATTGGCTCATTATCGTGATGTGCAAGTAATTCGCGATTGTTCTCAAATCCGCCATTTAATGCGTTTTGGATTGGTTGAGTTCATTCAAAAACCAGTGGTCTTTTATTTTGAGAGGGTGAAGTGATGAGAAGTGAATTTGATACGTTAGAACAATATCAAGAATCAATGAAAGAATTTAATGAAAATACGCGCATGGGATTTGAAGAATTTATTCAATCTCACGGCTCAGATAGAAACAAGCTACAACTCAGATGCACCCCTTACACAAGCAAAAAAGGAGGATACGGTTCGTTTGATTTAGATTTTGGTTTGTGTGTTTACCAACACCAACAATCCAAAATTGATGAGCTGCAAAAGAGGGTGGATGCGGTCAAGCAATTGATTCAGGAATATAGAGACCCTCCAACAGAAGATAAGACATTTTGTCATGCACTTTCAATTGTCGCTTACGAGTTAGAGCAAGCGCTTAAGGGTGGTTTAGATGAGTGACTACATGAACATGACACTTGAGCAGCTTCAGCAAGAACACGCTGAGTTGCTTCTATTTAATGATGAGTTGGATCGTAAGTGCAAGGCTCACAAGGCAGAGGCTAATAAATATCAAACGAAATGCTGGCACATACAAACTCTTTTGATGAATCCAGTTGATAAAGACATGACATTGAAAGCAATCAAGACTGTGATTGAAAGGGTTGGTGAATTTTAATGACATCAATGAGCGTCGAAAAATATCGCCGTGAAATCTTAAAGCAGTCAGATAAGACTAAGACAGCTAAACGCAATAAGTTCAATGCGCAGAAGATTGGACTAGATGGAATGACATTTGACAGTAAGAAAGAACACAAGCGGTATATCGAGCTTAAAGCAATGCAGCAAAGGGGAGAGATCTTCGGTTTGGAACATCACACTAAATTTGAACTCGCACCCAAAACCAAACTTGAGGGAGAGAAAAGGGCAAAACCTGCATTACGTTATTTTGCAGATTTCACTTACTACAACACCCGAGGTGAGTACATCGTAGAAGATGTGAAGTCAGCTGCAACGAGAAAGTTAGCGAGCTATCGCACCAAGAAACATCTCATGAGCACAGTTCTTGGGATCAGCATCACAGAAGTATAGGAAGATAGAAATGTTAATTGAAAAGTTTGATTTTTTAGAATTGTTGCGACTCGCTATAGCTCAGAGTAACGGTAAAGGGAAAATGACAAAAGATGTGGTGTTGGGTGAAATAGCTTTGATGCCAGTTCATGCTAAGAAATGGGCTGAGCTGCTTTTGGAGCGTGTGGACTTCGAAAGGATCGCAGTTGTCACTGATGCAAAGAAAATCTATGAAACAAATATTATTAACGGGAAGGAATTAAAAAAACGAATTGAAGATATACCTGGGAAAGTTGAATTTAAAAAAGGTGAAATTAATTCTGCAGATTTTTTCCGAGTTCGAAATGTTTTAGCAGGTAAGATCCATAAAGAAATGATCAAAAAGAATTTCAAGCCTAACAATTCTCAAGGTGATATAACCAATATTGCCAAAGGAATTGCAGAGGTGGTTTTACGTGGACGTTTATTCACTAAAGCGATGTGTAGTCATTGCCAAGGTATAGGTAAGCTTGAGCTTTATAACGAAAAGGGTCATCCAAATAATTCTAAATTTTGTGAAAAGTGTAAAGGAACTGGAAAACGCCCTTATACATTGCATGAAAAGATCACTATCGCGAATTTAAAGGTTTCTAAGTCTGGTTACTCTGAACGGTATGAATCATATGAGTTAGTGGCAGAAGGCTGTATTGAGAATTGGGAAAATAGCATTAGAAATTGTTTAGCACGATCTTTTCATTTTGAACCAGAAGCAATTTTACTAGCTTGACATAAACAGAACGGTTCAGTATAAGTATTTCTAAAATGGGCGCTTTATGAATTGGTCGCCCTGAAAGAATTTGAAAGCTCGCTAAATGCGGGCTTTAACTTTAAATGGATAATAAAAAGTGACTGAAATTGAGGCTGTAATTGAGGCTGCTAAGATTCAAGCTAATTCCACTTTTATGGCTGCAATTATCGCTGCAATTGGATTGGGTTTAGGTGTTGTTGCATCATGGTTTACGGGGCTTCATTTACAAAAGAAAGATAAGATTGCAGAAACACGAAGGGAGGTTTACTCTCAACTTATAGAAACATATAGTACTTTAACTGCTGTTTTATCGATTTTAATTCTTCACCCAAATGAAGCTCAGCAAAAATATACAGATGCTATAACAGCTTTTTCAACATCCTTAGATAAGGCAATGTTTGTATGTGAAACAAGTACTAAAAAAGAAATAGTTCAGTTTCTAAGTTTTTTCCTACCAGCAATGTCTATTTTCTCTGATAAGCTATTCAATTTTTTACAAAAATTTGAAGAATTAATGTTAGAAAATGAAAAGCACCAAAATGTACTTAAAGAGTTTACAGATATTAGATTAAAAATTACGGATATTAAAATTGATAATCCACAAGATCAAAGGATTCAAAATATTTTAAATTTACTTAACGAAAAGATTTCTGAAACTAAAAAAATTGTTGAACAGTTATCCAAAGTTGAAAATGAATACAAATTAAAAATGAAAGAACTTCATGATGAACAAAATGAGATCAATGAACAGATAACCGATAAAGCCCTTTCAGTTATGTATTTATTGAGACAAGAGATTGGCATCAAAAATGATATTAAACAGGATTTTATTCTTAACCAAATGATTAAAAATATTAAGCATTAGAAATTTACACTTTAATAGTTAAAACAAGCCACCTTAGCGGTGGCTTTTCTTGTTTGGAGGCCTTATGCATCAAAACATTGATAATGAGATACGTGATACTGAACAAGAATTAAAGCATTTGGGAAGCTGCACAACGAAAGGTTTAACGGATGAACAGATCGCTCAACAAGATGAGCGATTTTTTTTGGCCATAGAAAAATTAAAGTGGCTTAAAGGTCGCCGTGATGTGAGGGTATTTGAATGGAAGCCGATAAATATCTACAACTCACGAGAAAACGTCAACCCAAAGCAAAGCCACGAAATAAACCATTGCCGAAAGCGAATGAAAAATACTTAGAAGCTTTTGAGGATATTGAACGTGCCTTACAGATTTTGGATATTAAGTACGAAAAACTATTTCAGTTTGAATCAACTAAGCATTGGCGCTTTGACTTTCATTTAATTGAATATCGAATTCTAGTTGAAATTTCTGGTGGACCTTGGTCGGCAGGCAGAAAAAGAAAACGAATTTCTCATGATGCTGATCGTGAGGACACGGCATATAAGATGGGATTTACCATTGTTCGTTTGGAATCATCAGCTAGATTTAAAATTAATGATTCTGGTCCATTACAGATACAAGCAGGCTTTGCGCATCAATGGCTTAAAAATTTAAAGAGGCATATATTTAATGAGCCAAATAAGACCATTTCCACCAACTGAACTTATAGATCTAGCAGAGGAAGAGGAAGCGATTCGAATAGCGCCTGCACCTGATTTAAAAGAGTGGGTGGTTGCTAATTATCTCACTGTAGATGCTGAGTTATACAATCCTGATCATGACCATATCGCTGAGCTGCTGCACGACAATGATGAGTTTTTAGCATTTGCTTGGGCATCACAAGCTTGTACGGTCAAAAAGCAAATGGTGCTTGGGCAGTGTGAAAAAGTCATGTTTAACGTTGGTGGATGGCGTAAAGCTCGACAAGAACAACAAATGCGAGACTGGTTTGGTTTTGTACCTGTTTACTTGATTACCATCGATGCAAGTTTTTGCGAACAAACTTCAGATCGTGAGTTTTGCGCTTTGATCGAGCATGAGCTTTATCACATCGGTGTGGAGCGTGATGCTGATGGTGAGATTATCTATAGTGATAATACTGGACTGCCTAAGCATTTCTTAGCTGGTCACGATGTAGAAGAATTCATAGGCGTAGTCAAACGACATGGAGCAAGTGAAAACGTTAAGCGACTCGTAGAAGTGGCGAAGCAAGCGCCGTTTGTATCTGATCTAAGCATCACCCGATGTTGCGGGACATGCGTTATAAGTTGAGCCGATGGGCTCATTTTTTTTGCCTATTTAGGTGGACGTAGGTGGACGGATGGTAGTTTATGGCAGCTCTAAAAAAAGAGATAAAACTCTATATAGTTCGGTCGCTTGCTATCTTTAACACACCATCAGAAACAGTGGAACTTGTCCACCAAGAATATGGGGTGAAAGTTACTAAGCAGCAGTGTGAAAAATACGACCCAACAAAGCGATCAGGCGAGAACCTTAGTGAAGAGTTGAGAATTGATTTTGAAAAAACTCGTGAAATGTTTTTGGGTAAGCCTGAGGCAATTCCAATTGCGAATTTAGCAGTGCGTCTACAGCGATATGAAAGCCAATATCAAAAGCATAGTAAAAATCGTGTGGCAGCGCTAAGTATTCTCAAACAAGCTGCAGAGGATATGGGCGGAAAATATACCAATAAGACTGAGTTTACTGGTGCAGATGGCCAGCCTTTAAACCCTGAGCAAGTTACTCATGTTGTAGCTACGCCTGAACAGATAAGGCAGGCAATGGATGAACTCGAAAGTAAATACTAGTCTGCTTGAAATGCAATTAGAACGAGAACGCTGTGAGAAAGAACATTTATTCTTTACACGGCGTTTTTTCTTGCCGCGAATGGGCTTTAAATTTTCAGTCAATTGGCATCATGAATATATTGCAGACAAGATTGATCAGGTCATATCAGGAAAAGTTAAAAACCTTGTCATTAACGTTCCACCTGGATCAGGTAAAACTGAATTACTGACTAATCTAATTGCCCGTGGTTTAGCTAGAAATGCTCGATCACGGTTTTTATATTTGTCGTTTTCACAGTCATTGGTTGAGGACGTATCTGCCACGGCGCGAAACATTGTCAAATCTGTAGATTTCCAAAGTTTATGGCCAGTCAAAATATCAACCAGTACAGATGCTAAGTCGAGTTGGAAAACTACCGTTGATGGTTACGATGCTGGGCATGTTTATTCAGCTTCGATGGGTGGGCAGGTCACTGGCCGCCGTGCAGGCACGTTGGCAAATGACGGGTTTACAGGTGCCATCATTCTTGATGACCCATTAAAGCCTGAAGATGCTTTTAGTAAATCGGCTCGTAAGAAGGCCAATCGTAAGATCCTGAACACGGTCAACTCTCGTAAGGCGAAGTCAGACACACCAATTATTTTGATCATGCAGCGCTTACACGTTGAGGATCCAACTAATTTTGTGATGACAGGCAATGTACCTGGGGAATGGGAACAGATCAGCATTCCTGCTTTGATTGACGATGATTATATTGATCAATTGCCTGAGCATATCCGTTGTAAAGTTCCTCGTGATGTAGAACGAGATCAACACGGACGCCAAAGTTATTGGCCGCTTAAAGAATCACTAGAATCATTACTGCAGCTTGAGAAAGGCGGTGAAGATAAAGATGGTGCAACAGTATCTCGATATACATTTGCAAGCCAGTACATGCAGAACCCTAAAAAGCTTGGCGGTGATCTAGTTAAGTCTGAATGGTTCGGACGTTACTTGGAATTACCACTCCTTAAATGGCGAGCGATATTTGCAGATACAGCACAGAAAATTAAAGAGCATAACGATTTCTCAGTTTTCTTATGTGCTGGTCTAGGTTACGACAATAAGCTTTATATCATCGATGTGCATCGCGGGAAGTGGGAAGCACCAGAGCTTATAAAAGAAGGTAAGAAGTTCATCAATAAACATAAAGCGGGTGATACCAAAATCGGGAATCTACGCTATATGGCAGTTGAGGATAAAGCCAGTGGTACAACTTTAATTCAAACCATTTCAAGAGAAACAACTATCCCGATTAGAGCAATCCAACGAGATACAGACAAACTCGTTAGGACTATGGACGTTGTTTTCTATGTGGAAGATGGATTGGTGATGTTACCCGCTAAAGCGCCGTGGTTATTAAATTACATCGAAGAAATAGAAGGTCTAACAGCGGACATGACACATGACCACGATGACCAATGGGACCCAACAATTGATGCGATCGAAAATATGGTTGTGAATCCTTACGACCTTTTAGATTAAGGAGAATATCTTGGAAGAGCGCAATCAAACACAAGCGCCAGTCATTGTGAATGATGGTGCTTATGTCAACTTTGTATCGAATCTCAATACAAGCCGCGATAAGTCATCACATGGCCATTTTGCGAAAGAAACCAATCTTACTGATTATGATTTCGAAGCGGTTTATCAAGACTGGCTTGCCAAGAAAATCGTTAATCGTCCCGTGTTGGATATGCTTCGGGCTGGTTGGTACTTCAATGGTTTGGAGGATGGGCAAATACTCAAGATCAGTGATGAAATTAAGCGCCTGCGTTTAGTCGAGCGATTGGCGAAGCTTCTGATTTGGTCTCGTTTATATGGTCGAGCGTATTTGGTATTTGGATTGGCAGATGGTCTGCCATTGGATCAGCCTTTTGAGATTGAAAAGTTACGACAAGGTGGGCTTCAATTTTTCACAGTTCTAAAGAAATCCAAAGTACAGGCTTTAAATCAGGAATATGTACCTTTAGAACTGAGTGCTGGTGAACCAGAACAACCAATGTATTACCAAATTAGTAATGGCAATGGTACTCAAAGCAAAATTCATCATTCTCGAATCATGTGTGTGAAACACGGCGATGAGGGCGAGTCACTGTTGTTGGCCATCTATTACACATTGCGCAATTACATCGCAACTAATGCGGGTGCAGCAAGTCTAGTACACGAAGCAAAGATAGATGTGATTCGTACACCAGATCTAATGATGAAAATCATTGATCGTACTAAAGACATGATGGAGCGATTTGGGGCAGCAGCTCTGCTTAAAAGTATCAATGGGATGCTTGTCATTGATAAAGATGAAGAGTATGAGTCCAAGTCTTACACATTTGGCGGTTTGCCTGAGCTTATGCGAGAGTTTGGCCAACAAACTGCAGGTGCTGCTGATATGCCTTATACGTTGCTATTTGGTCAAACCACATCTGGCTTAAACAATAGTGGTGAGTTCGATTTGCGAAGTTACTATGATCGAATCAACACAGAGCAGAACTGGACATTACGACCCATACTAGAACGGATTTTCCCCGTGATATTTAAAAGCCTGTTTGGAGCAATACCAACAGGCTTTAATTTTGTGTTCTACCCACTATGGCAGCTAGATATTAAAACTAGGTCAGAAGTAGAAAAAAACAATACTGAACGTGACATCAAATATTTAGAAAAAGGAATCATCACTGAGGCAATGATTGCAAAGCAGCTTCAGCAAGATGGTACTTACGACTTTTTAGATGATGCTCATATCCAAGCGCTCGAAGATTTGGCGGGGCAAATAGATGACGATACTCAACAACCTTAAACCGCTAATTCAGCAAGCTCATAAAGCCAAGAAAGGAAGAAAAGCTAAACCACAACCAATTTTTATATCCAAAAAAACTGAAGTTGAATATTACAAAGCACTTTTGTCGATAAGCCATCTATGTCAAAAGGGTGTCAAAGATGATATTGAACCTATGTTGGCATTTAACATGGGGGATTCGATTGGGATTAATATTGGTGATGGTATATTTTCAAGTGTTAAAAATGCACTGGGAAATCTAAAACAGAAAATCACGAATAGTATTGATCTGATAGCAGCTCAACTTGCGACACAAATCGTTTTGAAGCAGAAGAAAGCAAGTGATAAGCAAATTGGAGAGATGCTTTACAAGTCTACAGGGTTGGATTTTACTGGCTTGATGCGTGATGAGGATCTGCAAGATGCGGTTGATAGTGCAATAGCTGCAAACGTGTCTCTAATCCAGTCAATTCCAAAGCAATACTTAGATAAAGTCGAAGCCGCCGTATTAGATGGAATTCAAACGGGCAAGCGATCAGAAGAGATTAAAAAATCTATTTTAGAGATTGGATTTTCAACTGATTCACGCGCTAAGTTAATTGCTATTGATCAACTTGGAAAAATCAACGGACGACTTGCTCAGATTCGTCAACAAAAGCTAGGTATTACACACTATACATGGTCAACAAGTCGTGATGAGAGAGTAAGACATTCGCACCGTTTGCGTGATGGTTTGATATTCGCTTGGAATGATCCTCCATCAGATGGGCATCCTGGTATTCCAATCCGATGCCGTTGTGTACCAATACCTTATACTGCACATTTATTTGATAAGAATGCAAAGTCGCCCGAACAGGCAATGGCAGAACAAAATAGAACGGATAAGAAACATGAGTAATTTATGTAACTGTAAAAATTGTTGCTATACCAGAAAGTGTGGGGGATATATGCCTTGCATCAATAACAATGTACACAGGCCAATAGCTGTGACAAAACCACCATCGATAATAGAAACCCAAGAACCTAATTTAGAGGGTGGATTTTTTATTATTTTCATGTGCCTGTTAGCTCTATTTCTAATTATGGGAGTTGGTATTACTTTATGAAACGTTATTTACTTCACTTAAAGTTAGGTGACTTTGCACCTGCTCAATCAACAAGAACCCTCACTCAAGAGGGTTTTTTATTGTGCAAAGATGCCAGATTAGGCAAGGCCCCACAGGTACGCCAATACTACGCAGCCGAATTTAATGGGATAGAGGGCTATACGCCTGATCAGGTCATTAATGTCTTTAGTTCAGCTGATGAGCTATTTCGACCTGAAACAATCCAAAGCTATCAGGGTGTAGATGTCACAGACAATCATCCACCGGGTAATTCTATCAATGCAGCGACATGGAAAACCCATTCAATCGGGACATTATTCAATGTTCGCCGTGATGGGGATTATCTAATTGGTGATTTGCTGATTAAAGATAGTGATGTGATTCAGCAGATCCAAAGCCAAGAACGCTTAGAGCTCTCATTAGGCTATGGCGCAGAACTTCATCTTATCAGCGGAACAGCTGCGGACGGTACGCCGTATCAAGCTGAATTCAAAAACTTCTATGGCGATCATGTTGCCTTAGTCAAATATGGTCGATGTGGTGGCGATTGCCGCATTGGCGATCAAAAACCAAATCCAACAAATACGGAGAAAACAATGCAAATCATTGTAAATGGAATCCCTTTTGACGTGGCTGATAATTCTGCATTAGCCGCAGCACTTAAAAAGGATCAGGATCTTTTGGCTTCGTTACAACAGACAGTTAATTCAAAACTGAAAATTGGAGATCAAGAGTTTTCTATTTCTGAATTAACTGCCGTTCAAGCTGTAATCGATAAAGTCGTAGCAGATGCAAAAACCAATGCTGAAAAAGTCACAACTCTTGAAGCTAATCAAGTCACACCAGAAAAGTTAGAAGCATTGGCAAATGAGCGTGCAGCTGTAATTTCAGATGCAAAAAAACTCAATGCAAATGTGAAAACGGATGGGTGTTCTTGTGAGCAAATTAAGCGTGAGGCTATTAATGCCAAAGCTGGCGATGCAATCGTTGGCGCTATCTTGGGACAAGTTGCAATTGGTGATGCTAAACCTGAGCAAGTCGACATGGTGTTTCGTGCGCTTGTTGCAACCAGTGGCACTCAAACCCCGTCAAACCCAATTAATAGTTTCTTTACGGGTGATAGCCAAAATACCCCACCAGCAGGAGGGAATGGTTCGACACCTGCACAAGAACAGGGCTATGACAAAACAACAGCTTGGAAAAAAGATATTTAAGGAGCTAATAAATGCAGCTTAATTCAAAAGTGGCGGTAGTCGGGCAACGCCTTAAAAGTACGCCTGAAGATGTGCGTTCTATGCCAATGGCAGGGGCAGGCACTTTAAATGATGGCCAAGTCGCTTGTGATGCAGGTGACGGCGTTCGTTGTTCTGTCGTTGGGGGTGGCTTGCGTCCTATCGGTATCGTTGTGCATCAACACATCGGCAAGAACGGTACTGATTCAAGTGGCAAAGAAGCATATCAACAATACGATGTGCCGCCGATCATGCGAGTCGGTCGAATCTGGGTAAAACCCGCGGTTCCAATTACAGCCACAGGTGGCAAGGTTTACGTTCGCACAGCGAATGCAACCACTAACAACCCATTGGGTTCATATCAAACAAGTGCAACAGATGGCACTGAATTAGTCGGTGCTACTTGGGATTGCATTTCCAATGCTGATGGCATGGCTATTGTTCAATTACGCGGGGCTTAATACATGAATCGTGAACAACTAATTAATCGAAAGCTCGCCCTGTTTGGTGGTGTTGCACCAATTATGCAAGCTCAGGCGGGTGATGCATTTAATCTTAAAAATTTGGTGACTTTACTTGTTCAATTAGAAACAAGTAATGAAATGACACCACAAATGACTGAAGCAACTGAATACGCTTCGTATATTCCAGTGAAATCAAATTTCCCTGCAGTGGTGGGGACCAAACACACATTACAACGTAAAAACGGCGTAGGTGAAGGTCAGGACCATAGCGGTACGGGTAATGACATTCCATTAGCTGAAGTATTCTACGACAACGTGGATCTAGGCGTTCGTTCTGGCTCAATTGGTTATCAATATTCAATTCTTGAATTGGCCACAGCATCTCAAGCCGGTATCACTCTTGAAGCTGACAAGATCCAAGCTGCTCGTTTGGGTTTTGAAAAGCATATGTCGCGTATTGCTTGGGTGGGTGATCTTAATCTAGGTTTGCGTGGTTTGTTTAACCAAACTGGGGTTAATGTTCAGACTGCATTAAAGGCATGGGAAACTGCAACACCGGATGAAATCCTTGCAGACATTAATGACATCTTGTCTGATGCGATTGAAGCAAGTGAATTCAATCCCGCAATCACTCCAGATACGATGATTCTTCCAACGAGCTTAATGCGTATTCTGACTCAACGACGTATCGCTGATAATTTAGAGACCACTATTTTTGAATGGGTTTCAAAAAATAATTTACTTGCACTTGAAGGTAAAAAACTCACAATTCGTGCAACAAGTCGTACAGAGTCGATGGGGGTGGGTGGTATTCGCCGTATTACTGTTTATCGTCGTGATCCAGCTTGTATCGAAATGCGCATTCCAAAAGAGTTGGAATTCTTAGCACCTCAAGCTGATGGGCTTGATCTATTCACACCGGGTTATTACTTATATCAAGGTGTATGGCTCAAACGTGTTGATAGCTTGCGCTATATGGACGTTCCTAAAACTTAATTAAGCAATTTATAAATCATGACTAAATAGCCGCAATTACGCGGCTTTAGTCATTTTTGGAGCAATGAAAATGCCGAAATATACATATCAGGGTGAAATGGGTCGCCTATCAGCACGTACCAAATTCGGTGCAGTTGTATTGCCGAAAGGCGAAGAAGTTGAAATCACTAATGAGCAACATGAAGCTTTAGTCGATCATCCTGTTTTTAACGCTTTAGAAAAATCAGGTGAATTGTTCATATCTGAGGTTAAGAAAACTAAGCCAAGTGGTAAAGCTGATACAGCAGCTAAGGCAAAACGTGAAGCTGAATTGCTGGAAGTAAAAGCCAAATTGACCGAGCTTAATGTCGAATTTAGTGATGATGAATCACTTGAAGATCTGCAAGCAAAGTTAGCAGCTGCTAAGTAATAAAGGCTAGGTGGCTATGTTCAAAGTCAAAGTTGAAATGTCAGAAAATCCAAGTTGGATTCTAAAACAATTCCAAAAACAGGCGAATAAGTTTCTGGGAAAGGTTGAGATTGGAGCTTTTGGGATGCATAGCGGTAAACGTTCAATCACGATGCCTGATCTCGCGGCAATTCATGAATATGGTGCACCTAGCCGCAAAATTCCAGAGCGATCGTTTCTACGTGCATCAATCACACTGAACCAAGGTAAATATGGCAAATATTTGTTGGGAGAGGTAAAGGACTTACTTCTACTTAGAACAACCCCTACAAAGATTAAGCAGGTTTTAGGTATGCAAGCTGCGGCAGATGTGCAGATGTACATGGTGAATGGCAAATTTACGCCGTTGAAAGCTCAAACAATTAAGCGTAAAGGAAGCAGCAAGCCATTAATAGACACTGGCCAATTGAGACAATCAATAACATATAGAGTGGTGGATTAAATGTCTTACTTAACACGGGATGAGCTTATTGGTCGTTTTGGTGAAACTGAAATTGTCAGACTTGAACGCAATATTGCCAAAACAGATGGAGCTAACCCAACAACATCCGAACAAGCCATTTCGGATGCTGTAGAAATGGTGAATGGCTATATTGCTGTTCAATATCCCTTACCTTTACCTGTTACTACTGAACCAGTTAAGCGCGCAGTCGCTGTTGTTGCACGGTATTACTTGTATAAGGACAAGCCTACGGAAATTGTTCGGCTTGATTACGAAGATGTGATGAGTTGGCTTAAGAACATTGCAACTGGCAAAGCTGTTTTGAATTTTCCTGTGCAGGATGACCAACCAACACACCTATTTGGTACTGGAATTTTTGTGGTGTAACTATGACGATAATTCAAGATTACTTCGCAGTTGAGCCTGTTTTGGTCGATCGAATTCAAACAGATATGCCTGAACTTGTAGAAGTTAATACGCCATTTACGATAGAGGCAATGCTTGAAGGTTCAAATAATGCACCCTCAGTCAGTGTGATTTATTTTGATGATCGTGTTAGTGAAAGTGTGGGCAATGGAAGTTCTGCAACAGTATTTCAGCAATGGTTAGTCGTGCTATGTATTCGAGATGCGGGCGCTCAATTGCAAAATACAAACTCACTGCGTAAAGAAGCAGATCCATTCATTCGAAATCTACTGGACACACTGCAGGGATTCAATCCTCAAGTCGCAGGTTATCGAATGTTTAAGCGAGCAAATTCTCCAGTGCGAATCGGAAGCTCACCAGGCTTTGCATATTTTCCATTTATGTTTGAAATACAAGTTTTTACATGAGGTATTTATGACCAAGCGATATAAAGCATTAAAACCAGTCGGCCCGTGGTCAAAGGGCGACACAATCGGGGATTTGCCACAAGTGCAGATCGAAAAACTATTAAGCGATGGTTTGATTATTGAAGTCAAAACAGAGCCAAAATCAACTAAAGAGGTAAAAGCCAATGGCTAAACAGTATATTTCGTTGCAGGGTAAATTGTATTTATCGCCGATTGTTGCAGGTGTTGCTGGGGCAGCTCGTCATGTGGGAAATGCGCCAGATTTCGAGATTGAATTGGATGGCGATGTGATCGAACACCAAGAGTCTACAACGGGTCAGCGCACCACTGATTTTATGATGACAAGAACTCGTAGTGTAAAATTCAGCGGCACTTTGGAAGAAGCAAGCAAAGAAAATATTGCTTATATTCTTAATGGTCAGGCAACTTCCATTGCAGGCGGAACGGTGACAGCCAAGAACCTCGGCACGGTTGCTGTAGGCCAAGAAGTTGCTTTGGGTGGCTACAATGTGTCGAATGTGGTTATCAAAGATTCAACAGGAACGCCAGTTGTTGTTAATGAATCAAAATATAAAGTTGATGCAGCTTTCGGCACAGTAACTCTAAGTGATGTAACTGGTCTAACCATGCCGTTGACTGCTGACTTTACCGCAGGTGCAGCTTCAGTTACCACAATCAATGACCAAGACAGTAAAGAGTACGAACTTACTTTCCGTGGTATTAACACAGTAGACAATAGCAAAGTCGAAGTGAAGTTGTGGCGTACTAAAAAAGATGCTTCAGCTACATTCCCATTGATTCATGAAGAACTTGGTTCTTATGAAATCAGCGGCATGGCGTTATCTGATGCAGAGAAAGGCAGCGACTCAAGTCTTGGCTTGTTTGGTCGTGTCGTGCAGATTGCAGCACCAGTTTAAGCAACACTTGCAGGCACAGGGGCGCATCAGCGTCTTTTTTTGTGCCTGTGCATTAGGAATTTTTCTATGAATGACTTTTTTCTTTTAAACAATGAATCATTGCCACACGTATTCATTGATCAGAATATTGAGATTAAGCAGATACAGGTTAAGAATCTAAACCAGTTTGCTTACTTTGCTGATCCAATAAAGAAACTGGAAAGTTATTCAATAGAAACAATCAAGCCAATTATTCTTACAAGCATTATTCAGATCATGGGCCTTTGTTCTTTGGTCACTTCACTTGATCCAGAGACTTTCTCAAAACATATCGGGAATCAGGATGCTATTGCTGATCTGATTTTAAAAATCATTCAGGTGAATGAAGCGTATTTTAAGGAAGAAAAACCGAAAAAACAGCAAAGAGAAAATCAAAAAAAATATTCTTGGTTTGATTTGTTTCAGCGCCTTATTTCAAACGGCCACAGGCAAGATGATATTTTAAATATGTCGTATGGTGCTTTTACTGGGTATTTAAAAGCAGCTCAAAGATGTGAGTCGCAAAGATTAAAAACGATTGCTATAGCAACTCGTGCTGCCAGTGCCAAAAATAATGATTTTGATAAGTTTGTAAGAGGTTTGGATGGGTGATATAAATACACCACTAAAAACAACAAGATGCTGATATGGCTGAATATTGCGCTCAATGCGCCAAAACTTACAACATGAAAAACGGCTTCATTAACGAATGTAAACCGAACTATCTAGCAACTGTTATTTGTGAGGGATGTGGTCCAATTCAAGTCAATCATAAAGGTGAATGTGTGAGCCATGATTGCGATAATGGAAATCATGCTGTGGACTGGGAAGTAAAAAGAAGATGAGAATTTTTTAATGACTTCATTTCGACCATTTGTTAAATTGAGTGTATTAATAACAATTGGATAACATCATGAAAAAGATTTTATTTGCAGTTGGGGTTTCGTTAATCTCGCAATTTGCCATTGCTCAGGTTTATCAGTGCAAAGTTGGTGGTAGTTTATTGTTTCAAGACAAACCGTGTACTGGAAGCAAGGAGCAGGCGGACGCTATAAGAAAGAAACAAAATGAGTATAAAAGCGCACAGGCTGCAAGAGAGCAGCGCGAGGCAGAATGGGCAGCTAGAAAAGAACCTAAAATAGGAATGACAAAAACAGAAGCATATAAATCAAGTTGGGGTTATCCTGATAAGGAAAATGTGACAACAAGTGTTAATGGAACAAGTGAACAATGGGTATATCGCGTAAGACCAGGATTGACAAAATACCTGTATTTTAAAAATGACATATTAACAACAATTCAAGATTTCTAGCCAACTTAAATAAACCCGCCAAGTGCGGGTTTTTTAATACCTAATTCACCCAACAAGCCGTAATACGTTTTAACCGAACCTGTCCTAGTGGCAGGTTTTTTTATGCCTGAAATTCAGGCGCACCACTGGCTAGGCTGATCCCCGAAAGGAAGATGGTCGTTTCGACTATTCATTGCATCTTCTTGCCAGTGTTTCTTTTTTTAATGAGTAGTCGGAGCAGATCAATGAATGCAATTGTAAAAATTGAAAACCAAACTCCATTTGTCGAAGTTGAATTAAATGGAAAAGTCCAGTTGGGTGTAAATGCCCGTGACCTGCACAAAATGCTAGAGAGCAAGCAGGACTTTTCAACATGGATTAAGCGCAGAATCTCCCAGTGTGGATTTGAAGAGGGGTTTGATTACGTTCGCCTCCACCAAAAAATGGAAGCCAATAACGCTACCCTAATTGAATACATTATCTCGGTGGATATGACTAAGCATCTAGGAATGATGGAGCGCAATGGAAGAGGTCATGAGATACGAAAATACTATATCGAGCAAGAGGAATTGGCTCGTCAGATGCAAAGCGGCTTGCAAGTACAAATTGCCAAGCTTTGGCTTGAGATAGAACAAATGACAAATGCCTTATCGGCATGTGGTCGCTTTTTAAGTGTTAATGGCAAGCAAACAAAGCCTGCGATGATTCGTGAGCTAGATGAATTGATCCAACAGACACAGCATAAATTAGACTTTGACGACAACCAAGACTAGGCAAATCCAGCGCCACCTACGGGTGGCTTTTTCATATCTGTAGGAAAATAAGATGGCTTCAAACAGTTTAGATTTCTTATTGAACTTACAAGCCAATACTTCAGGCTTTGATCAAGGAATCAATGGTGCAAAGTTTGCGGTAAATGCGCTTGTAGGTGCTATGGCTGCGCTAGGTGTTGGTTTGGGCGTAAAGGAACTTGCAGAAGCAGCAGATAGCTATGCAATGCTTTCAGCGAAGATCCAACAGTCAACTAAAGATAGTGGGAACTTTGAACAAGCCATTTCAGGCGTACATCAAATCGCACTGCAAACAAACTCAACGCTTGATAACACTGGGGCACTGTTCACTCGTTTAAATACAGTTGCAAAGGATATGGGGAAATCCCAGCAATTTGCACTTGATATGACCAGCACCGTCACTAAAGCGATTCAGTTAGGCGGTAGCAGTACGCAAGAAGCAGAAGCAGCAGTCACTCAGTTTATTCAAGCAATGCAAGGTGGTGTGCTTCGTGGTGAAGAATTTAACAGCATCATGGAGGGTGGTTACGGTTTAGCAGAAGCACTTGCAAAAGGCTTGGGTAAAACCACTGGCGAACTCCGTGCTATGGCTGAGAATGGAGAACTCAGTGCGGAACGTGTACTTGCAGCACTGGAAAAACAGAAAGCGGGTGTTGACGCTCAATATGCTGAAATGCCAACTACCATTAGTAATGCACTCCAAAAAATCGCAACGTCTTGGCAGATTCTCATTGGTGAGATGGATCAGGCCAATGGTGCAAGTGCAACAGTGGCTCAATGGCTATCAACTATTGCCGATAATTTAAATATTGTTGAAGTTCTTTTAAGCGATATTGGTGACGGATTTGTATGGTTTGGTGATCAACTTAAAAAGATTGATCCTCAGACTATTGAAGCACTTAAAACTGCGTTGTTATCTGCATACGATGCGATTAAATCTCTTGGTGCTACGGTCGGCACAGTATTTGAAACTACAGTTGACGTAATTAACACGACTCTTGGGCAAATATTCAATTTTTCTAGTGGAATTGATTCAGCATCAGACAAAACCAATGGCTTTACTAAAGCACTTCAGGCTGTAAATGTTGTATTTGGTTTTCTTAGTGATGGTTTTAAAGCAATTAATATAGGTATCAATTTAATTATTGGTGCTGCTTATGATGCTGCAGGTGCATTTAGCTACTGGAAATCAAAAATAACTTTTGGTGATACTTCTGCACAGGCTTTGAAAGATTTTGAAGTAATGAGTGCGAAAGCACAGGAGTATTACAAGAAATCATCCGATGCAGCGATGGAGTTTAAATCGGCTGGTGTTGAAGCAATACGTCAGATTGGTTTAACCCAAGATGAAAAGAATGCTGAACGTGTTGCCAACAACCAAAAAACACTCACTGATCTAAAAGCGCAAGAAGCTCAACATGTCTCTGACTATAAAGCGATTAGTGATGAGCGTATCAAGCTGCAACAGCAATTAGTTGATGCAAGAAAATCAGGTGATCAATCAGCGATTGATGCAGCAGTTGCAGGACTTGCTGAACTTGATAAGAAAGAGAAAGCTTATCAGGCTGAAAGTAAAAAAATCAGTGATGAAAAAATCAAGGCAGCACAGGATTGGGCTTCGGCACAAATCGAAGCAGCGACCAAAGGTGGTGTAGCTCTATCAAGTCAAACCAAAAAAACCATTGAAGCGCAAATTGCAGCTCAAGGTTTAGCAGTTGAGTTTGATAAAACTGGCAAAGCGATTGTCAAAGCGATTGAGCAAGAGGCAGGCGCTGCTGTAGTAAGTTTAGATTCACGACTAGCTCAAGGACGAAAAGCGGCTGCTGCTTTAGGTGTTGATCTTGATGTTTCTTTAAATCGAGTCTCTGAGGGCTTTACCACCAAAGCCACAGCTTTAGAAACCTTTACCAAAAACCTTGAATTAATGGGTGCAACTGGTAAACAAGCAGCAGAGCTAACTTATGAGGCTTGGCAAAAGTGGGCGGATCAAGCAAAAAGCCCAGCTGAAATTGATGCTGCGAAAGCCAAACTGATTGAATTTGAAAAGCAGGGTGTTTTATCAGCTAAACAAGTAGAAATGGGTATGCGTTACCTAGATGAAGTAAACGGAAAACTGCCTGCTAATATTTCTGAGGTTGAAAAGGCATATAAGTTACTCGGTATCACCTCAAGAGAAGAAGCTAACAAAATGGCTGATTCCCAGGTTAAAGCATTTAATATCATGCAGCAAAGTGGCACTGCATCAGCACAGCAAGTTAGGCAAGCATTAATCAATATGGCCGATAAAATCTATGCTTCTGGTGATGTTGCAAAGATAGCGTGGTATGAATCTCAATTGGCAGCAAATGACCTTGAATCATCAGTTGATAGCATGGGTAAAGCCTCTGTTAAATCAATGGATGAACTGAATGAATCGGTTGATCGTATTGGTCGGACTGCTCGCGGATCAGCTGCCGATGGCTTCCGTGAACTTGGTCGTGTTGCCAAACAGGAGGCAGAGGAGGTTGCTGAGACTTGGGAACAGGCTATGGCGCGGGTGGATAAAGAGCGAAAGGCACAAGCAGCTGAAACGGCTAAAGGTCTAGGTCAATTGGCTGACGGTCAAAATCAAATGGCTCAGAACTTCTATGATCAGTTGATCGCCGGCGGAATGGAAAAAGGTCGTGCTGAAGAACTCAAGAATGAAGCAATCACACGAATGAACAATCAATTGCGAACTGCATTAAATGGAGGATCTGCAAGTGGTGCATTTGATGCGAAGATTGGTCGCAATGAATCTCAAGCGTGGATGCAAGAAATTTTGGACGGTTTAGATAGTAAAGGCTCTATCGGGGGTCCAACACCGAAAATTTCTGCACCAAATATCGAAGCTCCGTCTATCCAGCAAATTAAGATGCCGAATATCGAGACAGGATCATCTAAGACTGTTACTTATCGGTTTGAATTTGGTGGACAAGATATTGAGTTCCAAGGCGATCCATCTCAACAAGACATGGTGAATAGCTTCTTTAATCAACTTGAACAAGCTAAGAAGAGAATGTAATGAGACTCAAACGAAATGCAACAAATGAATCCGTCCCACTTGAGGACGGTTTTTTATGGTCTGACGAATTTGCTTGGAAGCCAATTGACCAAAATCAAGAGTACGCCGTGGATGGAACCTTGATCATTCAAGAAGGAAAGAAGAAGTCAGGTAGACCAATCACACTGTTATCTAAAACTGACAATCAGGGATGGATTAAGCGCTCAGTTTTATCAGTGATCCTAGACTGGTCAGCTTTGCAAGATGAACAATTCACATTGGTTTTTGAATATCCGCATGACACACGCCAATTCAACGTGATTTTTAATCATGCTGAAGGTGCTATTGAGGCGGATACAGTAAAAGGTTTTCCAACGGTGTCAGATGGTGACTATTACCGAGCAACATTAAGATTTATTGAGGTGCCAAATGCCAATTGAGACCAATAATTTAGTTTTATATAAGTCTGAGCGCCTTACTGATACCACTGATGGTGGTGGTAAATATTCTGGCCAAGTGGTTGTTGATGGGGAGAGTAATAACCTTTTTCCTGATGTATCTGAGTTAGATCGAACAATGGGTCGTGTATCGATGCGTAAGATCTATGCGGGTGTAAATAGTGTAGATACTGATGCGTTAATGGGTTCAACCGTTTTCGTTTCTAAGAATCCAGATGATCCGAACGTCTCAGCACTTTTATTCAGTACAGAGTCACATGTAGATACACGTGATTCTGCTCAAAACCGTGTTGAAAATTACCTAGCAAAAGGTGGACAGATTGCAGGAACGCCCTTAGATACTTTGTGGCAAGGCATGAAGATCATTCAAGTTGCGATGTTTAAAAATGAAATTGAGGCAAATGTCGGCGATACAATTGTATTAATTTCGAATGAAGGCAAAAGCAACGAATATGAGCAATACGTAAGAATCACTAAAGTTGAGACACGTATTGCAATCATGATCGTTAACGGTAAAGAAGTTGAATACAAAGTTGCAACTTACGATTTGAATGATCCGCTTGAGATTGATTTTGTTGGGTTATCAGCAAGCCAATGGTATTCAGGAACTAAATCTACAACGATTATTCGAGATACGTTGGTTGCGGATACAGGTAAGTACTACGCAAGCACTGATTTAGTTGAAGATGCGAACGTAGGGCAGTTCACTGTCCAAGCAGCAAGTATGTTTAGTCAACTGGTTCCGGCAGCTCAAATTGAAACTCCTTTAGTTGACTTGAATGCTTCAAGTGAAAGTATTGCATTGGTATCAGGCAACGCAAATAAGATTACAATTGCTTATTCAACTACGATTGGTACATCACAAAACTTGTATATCGGTTCTAGTGTTATTCCTTCTAGTGTTTCTTTTACATTGTTTGGTAATGCGATTGCAGATCAGGGTGGACTGCTTAAAAAGTCGGATGGTACTCAAGTCGGAACAATTGACTATCAGCGTGGATTGATTCAATGGACTTCATCTGCAGGATCAGGTTCTACAAGTTTAAGTATTACATTTAGACCTGCAGCTGCACCAACGCAACCAATGCATACCTATGCAGTTCCTGTCACTCAGAATAATCAGTCTTTGAATTGGACAGGTGTTTTGATACCAATTCCTGCACCAGGTTCTTTGTCAGTATCTTATATGTCTCAAGGTAAGTTTTATACGCTTAAAGATAACGGAAGTGGGCAATTAAAAGGATCAAGTGATTCTTATGGAGCAGGCACAATTAACTATGTGACAGGATCTTGGCTTGTTACATTAGGTGCATTACCTGATGTTGATACTCCAATTCTGTTGTTATGGGGAACGCCAATATCAACTTTTGAGAGAGCTGATCTAGCAGTTTTGCCTGCTGCAATCGAGTTTGATCTCAATCAATTAGGGATTGCTGCAAGTTCAGTAGCAGTGAATTGGATGTTAGAAGGTATTGCAAAATCTGCAACATCTAATTCACAAGGGCAATTCACTGGTGATGCTACAGGTACCGTTAATTATGCAACAGGTGTTGGGCGAATAATTCCGAATAAATTGCCTCAGAAAGCAACAGTTTTCACGATCAACTACAGCTTCGGTGATCCAAAATCACAGACTGTTTCTGATGTAACACCAAATGGCTCTCAACAGTTAAGTTTTAATATTGGAACAGGTGCTGCAATTGAACCAAATAGTGTTGAATTGAAAATACCTGTGTATGAGTACCCAACTTCTTCACCTGATAACTTTCAATTAGTGACATTATTTGATGTCCCAATAAATGCAGCTACTGGGAATTTGATTGATCGCTTAGGAAATGTGCAGGGGACAATCACTTATGCAAGTGGTGCCTGTGTAGTGACACCTGTGCTTGAGCAAATTGTTTACAGCCAGTCTTATCAATCTGTTGTCTATGTTTCGGGGTGATTATGAGCTTTTATCCGCAAATTTCTAATGTTTCTCGATCAACAAAACAGCTTAAGGCATTCACAAATACAGATATTGAAGTCAAGTATCGAGACACAAGTGGCGTAAATTCAGGTGTGAAACAAATCACAGCAGATTCACTTAAATTAGATATCACCAATGGTTTTAATGAACAGATATTAACTGGATCAGTTCGTTTTAAGCTTGGTAATGATACATACATTGACCGTACTAGTACGCTATATAGAAATATTGATCCAGCAAATGGTAGCGGTACCGCATCAGGATCTATTCAATACGGAACTGGTATAGTTGAGTTAAGCAGCTGGACACCGAATGTTGATAATCAAATCACTTTGCAGTCTTTAACAACGACGACTGATTTGCAGCCAGTGAATCATATTAGCTTTAGAACGCCAGTCATCCCGATTCGACCAGGTTCTTTGACTGTCGTTGCATCATTTTTGAATGGTGGTCAATTAACTTTGACAGCTAATGAGCAAGGGCAAATTGAAACAAGTCAGGCGCGCGGCAAGGTCAACTATGACACAGGCTTTGTAGACGTGTATTTCTATACAAAAACTGAAATCACATCTGCAAATCGAGCTGAAATTGAGGCTGAACCTTGGTATTTGCCAGTGCTTGAATATACTGAAGCAAATAAAGTTTATATTGATGTTCCACAGTGGATTGCGGCTGATTCGATTCGCTATAACGCTGTTGCATATACTTATATTCCTTTGGATAAGGATATTTTGGGGCTAAGTGCTACTCGTTTACCAATTGATGGTCGTGTTCCAATATTCCGCGTTGGTGATATTGGAGTTGTGGCTGCTTCAAAGACTCAGGTTCTACCGTCTCATGTAGCGGGGCAAACTTATGATCTTAATGATCAGCGCATATCCTGGTGTGAACTTGAAGATAATGAAGGTACTAAAGTTCCATATGATATGTACGTAGTTGATTATGATTACGGAAAAGTAACTTTAAGCGGTGATTTTGCTTTAAACACTTTGGTTGCGCCGTTGACGGCTTCATATCGTTATCAAGATCTTGGATTAATCAATGATGTGCAAATCAATGGACAAATCACTTTCACTAAGGCGTTAACCCATAATTATCAAGCATCAAATACAATTGTCGGGTCTGCATTGGTGATAGGTGATATGTTCAGTCGATATACATCGAAGTTTGTGCAAGGAACTTGGAATAACTCTTGGGCTAATACAGCAAGTGGTGGATCTATTTCAGCAAACTACAACGATGCTTTGTATCAGATTGAAGTCACAAACAAAGGTGCAATTCAGGAGCGTTGGGCACTAGTATTTACTAATAATACTAATTTCATAATCATTGGTGAAGTGTCAGGACAAATCGGGAATGGCAACATTAACGATGATTGTATGCCGATTAATCCGATTACCAATGCACCATATTTCAAAGTTAAAGCATTGGGATGGGGGGCGGGTTGGGCTTCGGGTAATGTTCTACGTTTCAATACAATCGCTTCTATGTACCCACTCTGGTGTATTCGTACAGTGAAGCAATCTGAACCAACAGTATTGAGTGATAACTTCCAAATCATGTATCGCGGTGATATCGATCGTGATATCTAAAGAAATAATCAAATGGGCTGCTTATGCAGCCTTTTTTATTGAGAGTAAATAACAATGATCAGACAAACACAAACTAAAGAATATAGTTTTTCAGATGTGGGCTTAAACTTAACACCCGCAAGCAAAAGTTTATTGCCAAGTGCTTTAAAAAAAATATTAAGCACAGGTTATAACACTCAAACTGTAACTAGTGTAGCTATAAGTGGCAATGTGATTACACTAAATTATGGTGCACCACACGGTTATACTAAGGGTCGAGTTTTAAAACTTAATACCCCATCTCTAAATAGTGAATTTGTAATTGAGAGTGTTGAAAGTTTATCTCTTACTATAATTGTTGATCAGCCTCCGTCATCCATTGAATCCAGTTTTACAACACATGTAGCTCCCTTAGGCTGGGTTTTATGCTATGAGTCAGCTAATTCTTATGTTCAGTTATATAAACTAAAGAATTTGGATGAAACAGATTTATATTGCAGACTGACTTATAGTATTGCTAATTCAACATCATTTTTGAGCTGTATGCAGCCTTTTTTTGGTCTTAGCGCAGATGAACAAACAGGGGTAATCACTGATACATTGTCAAACGGTTTTGGGGTTGGAAGTGCAACTATAAATACTAGTCAACCATCTTGGAAACTTGCAAAATACGCAAATTCAACTTACAACTCGTACACTGCGACTCAAAACCCGACATTATTTTTAAATACTGTGGTTGTCGGTAGTTTGTATCACTTTTTAGGTATGATTACTTACTATGCTGATAATAAAGGTTTTTTTGGGTTTGTTCCTTCTCATTGCCTCGACTATGAGAAACTTAAATATCCTTTGAGCTTTGCATACACTCCAGCAATGAGTAGTGAAGATTCAGGCTGGTATCTAGTTAATGATTTTTGGAATATTAACGGTGTTAAAGTAGTAGCAAGACCTTATGTCAGTTCGGGTGCAGCTCCCACCCACACATATCCGACAGCTGCAAGTTCATATCTCCCCGCGACAATAGATAACTTTGAAACCAGTGTTGCGTATCCTATTGAAATATTCGAAGCTACAACTCTTCAGTTCCTTGGATTTATAGCTGGCGGTATGTATAGATGGTCGCATACGTTGTCAAATCTACCCGCTAGTGCCGAAATGCCTAAAAAAACATCTGACATAGACTTTTCTAACCCACTGTATATTCACAGTGCAAGTTACAACGGGTTTTCAACTGGTTTTTGGTGTGTTATCCCTGTAGAGGAGATCAAAATTGGTTAAAGTCTACAGAGCTTTTTACGGCTCATATGCGGCATCTAAAGCAGTTCAAATGCAAAAAAAACATTTCCGTATACCAACTCCTTTTTCATTATTTTTACCAAAGAATAATAATCAAGGTTTTGGAAAAGTTAACGGTTCAACAAAAAAGCTTGGGGCAACTTATTCACCAGTTCCAGTTTGCTTATTTCGTCGTGACACTAGGCAACTGCTATGGGAGACTACATCGAATGAGGATGGATCATACATTTTTAGGAATGTTGCGGTTGGTCTTAGCTGCTTCATTCTCGCATTTGATCCCAATAACCAATATAACGCGGTAATTCAAGACAATATCTTACCGTTTGATGGGAGAGTTGGATGATGAGTGTGATTCCATCTTTAGCTGCCGGCTTGGCACAACTGCAATCACTGGCAAATTTCATAGATACGGGTAGCAATAATGCTACCTTTGTTTTTTATGATAATACTAAACCTACAAGTACTTCTTTAGCAGCAACAGAGTCAGCAAAATTAGTTTCAATTGAGTTACCTAAACCTTGTTTTAAGCAGTTACTTGCAGATGGTATAGAACTGAAAGAAACAGTTGGTTTTACAGTTATAAAAACTGGAACTGCGATTTGGGCGCGGCTGTACAATGGAAATGGGTTAGTCGTTGCTGATTTTTCAGTTGGTACAGATATCACAATGACAAATCCAAATTTAGTACTTGGTGGTACAGAAAAGTTAGACTCATTTATTCTGCGAGTACCTTAAATGAGGTGGTAAATGCCAACTTACACACCACTTGATCCGCATCAGATAGATCTTAATTTTGATAAGCCACTTGTTTCAGATCCTCATAACGTCATCTTAAATTTCGGTGAAGAGTTTGAAGTTACCATTGTTGATGCAAGCGTAAATTTAACATTCATCGCAGAAATTCATGCGACTTATACACCATCTGCAGAACGTGAAACCCGTGTTGATGCCATCATTGATCTCACTTTAACTGCTAAAGTTCAGGCAAGTTTTGATATCTCGTTTGTTTTAGGATTAAACAATCTAAGTGATTTTAAGTTTGAGAGAACAATACCTGCATTAATTGATCAAACCGTCCGATATGGCAAAGCAATATTCAAGGCGCATAACAGCGCCTTTATTTTTGAGCGTAGTTTGACGATTTCAAGCGCCATTAATTGTGGCTTTGCTCAATCAAATTTTCTTAAGCAATCAATACATTCAGTTTTTGAAGAAACTACAGGTTTAGCTGCTGATCTAAATCTTGTATGGCAGGTGAACGACAAGAGATTTATATCTCGAAATTTGGTATTTGCAGAATCTGAAAAGTTAGTGATTAACAGCCAAGCTAATTGGGAGGAAATGGTCAAAAAGCGTAAGAAAATTACGTTTAGTCATGAAGTGGCTGAGGTCTTTGAAAAGCGTTACATATTTAAATATGACAAGGGGTTGGAGTTATTTACATCTGATTCTATTCCGTGGGATGTGTCAAAGTCAGTTTATTACCGAAAATCAAAAGTTGATCCAATTGAACCTCAACCACTTCCTGAGTATGTAGGCTCTACAGACCTTAATTTCATTTGTCTGTGTCATGACATTGATTCGCACAACGTTATTTTAAATTTTGGTGCTGATGAATGCTTACCTAGCTCAGTACCTGTTGATTGGTGGTATATCGTGAATGAAATCAAAGTAACCCGGTTAGACAACGGGCAAGAGATCCAAATTTACAGTGGCGATTACAGCACTGACCGAAGCAGTTGGAGCTGGTCATATAATCTATCGATCCCGTTTTATGAGAAGTCTAAAACTGAGCCGATTAATGGCCAGCCTGTAATTCTAAAAATCATGATCAATGGCAATGAGCATCGCATGTTGCTTGAAAACATTTCACGCTCAAGACGGTTCGGCAAAGATGTTTATAAGCTCTCAGGTCGTAGTCCTACCGCATTACTTGATGCGCCATATTCACCGACACGATCTTTCACTCAAGAAAATGAGCGATCGTCCGTGCAACTGGTTCAAGCTGAGCTTGATAGAGTGAACAGTGATGTTGTGTTGAATTGGGATCTGATTGATGCGCTTGGATGGATATTACCTGCAGAGAGTTTGAGCTATTCAAATCTAACACCAGTAGCCGCGATAAAACTTATTGTTGAGGCTGCAGGTGGCTTTATCTACAGTGAGCCTGCAAGTAACACTTTAACGATTAAGCCCCGCTACAAAAAGACCTGGTGGGATTCAATTGCGATCGATGATTATGACCGGGTAATTCCTGAAAGTATTGTCACCGATCAATCGACTGATTATCAGCCTTATCCCGATTACAACGGTGTATTTCTAACGAACGATCGTACAGGTGACACTGGGAAAGTTAAGCGAATTGGAACTGCGGGCGGTGTGCTTCAAGAGTCGATCAATAATCCCTTACTGACATCTACAACTGTGATGCATAGCAAAGGTCGTGAAGTTCTGGCCAAAGCTGGATTAGTTGAAAATCATAGTTTGTTAATGCCAATCACCCAAGAAATAGGCTTATGTTTACCAGGTGAGTTGGTTGCATTTAATGGTGATTGGTGGGGAATTGTAGATGGTGTTAGAGGATCATTTACTCATAAGCTTGTGAATCAAACCGTATCAATTGAGAGGGTGAATCGTGAGTAATATCTACAATCGCTTTTTCGAGATGCTTCCCAAAACCCCTGAATTTATTGGCACAGTTCAAATTGCAGATCATCCAAATTACAAAGTATTAGTGGCTGATGGTACAGGGCTTGTGCTTTGTACTAGTTCAACAAAATTTTTTGCCGGAGATAAAGTTTATATAAGTGGAAATGAAATAAAGAGAAGTGCACCCGAGGGTGTTGTATATCAAATCGAAGTTTAACTTTAAAACATAAATATGACCGCCAATTATGGGCGGTTTTTCATTTTCTGGAGTGGTAAAAATGCATGAACAACTTTCAATTAAAGCTTTGCCGTGGTTCATCAAGATTTTAGCAGCAGTTGTGGGGGCGATATTCGCACTAACCTTAAGTGGAGATATAGACAAAGAAGGGCGAATTAAAATCAACGTTAGCGTGATTATGAAATTTGTCTTCAGTGTTGCAATTAGCTTATACGGTGGCTCAGCTTTTATTGAATACTATGAATTATCAAAACATTACTCACACATGGCTCAAGGCTTTGTCATGCTGATGTTTGCTGTGTTTGGAATGCTGTGTATTGGTATCTTGTACCAAGCTGTGCAGCTGATGAAAGGCAAGTCACTTGCTGAGATCATTGTGGAAGTCAAAGAAACATTTGGCTCAATTTTTAAATAAAGCTGATTTGATTCCTATACCGCTTAAAGGCGGTTTTTTACGTCTAAAGGAAAGTGAAATGAACATCGAACAATACCTAGATGAATTGATTAAACGTGAAGGCGGTTATGTAAACAATCCCGCAGATCGAGGCGGTGCTACAAAGTACGGTATTACTGAAGCTGTAGCACGTGCGAGTGGCTTTAAAGGTCATATGCGAGATCTACCTTTAGATGTGGCCAAAGAGATTTATCGAAAACAGTATTGGATCTCGCCGCGATTTGAACAAGTAAATACGATTAGTGCCGCTGTGGCTGAAGAGCTACTCGATACAGGAGTTAATTGCGGTACTGGCTTTGCCAAGCCATTACTTCAACGTGCTTTAAATCTATTGAACAATCAAGGTAAAGGCGGCTGGTCAGATTTAGTAATTGATGGAATCTATGGACCAGCCACTTTGAATGCTCTGAAAACCTTTGTGGCCAAACGTGGGAAAGAAGGTGAAAAGGTCTTAATCCGAGTTCTGAACATCATGCAAGGGCAGCGCTATATCGAAATCTGTGAACGCAATCCAACACAGGAGCAGTTCTTTTATGGCTGGATCAACAATCGGATCGCATAACAAAGTAGTTCATCATTGCAAACGCTCACTATCTTCATTGATTTTGAGCGTTTTTATTATGTGTATATTGCCAAGCTGCACAGCTAAAACAATCAATACTCACGTTAATGTTGGTATTCATGTTAGAGCACTTTAAGAAGTGTTGTAAGTTTTGAGAAAATTTATGCACAAGATTCTATATATAGTTATAAGTTGGCGCAAAATTATGCTCACTATTAAGATGAAAAGAAAAAGCCCTCAATCGAGGGCTTTTTCTTTTCATCTATTCCAGTTCTATTTGATGATCATCTTTAGTCACCTTAATTTTTAATTTTTTGTATTTTCTTTTATTAGGATTCAGTGCTGAATTAGTCACTTCTTTTGAAAATACAGAATCATTCATTAGATCCCCATAGGCTTTGTAACCTAAAATAATTCGATCAGGTTGTCGCCCATTTCTAGAAACATATTGATCGATCATTAGGTTCAATTCATTTAAAAGACTTGTATCGCTCATGGTTTTGATGCATCACTTTTAAGAATTTATGAAAGAATAATATAATTAAACTGTGTTATCTATATGAAAATTAGAAAAAAAATCACAAATTTGCTGTCATAAAAATGTAACAAATGTGAATTACTTTATAGTATGAAATATGACAATTTATTTACTTTATTCTCAAAATATTTATTTTCCAATCCTAGATTAGGAGGAAAAAATTATGGATAAAACATTGAATGTTCGAGAAAGGAACAGAACTAATCATAGGCTGAATAGATTTCTTTTGACTTATCATATGTTTTTAAATGAGAAATCACTTAAAGACTCAGACTTTAGTCGATTAATTTTTGTAGAAGAATATATAAAATCATTAAAATTCAAACTCTATGATGAGAGTTCTAAAATACAGCTTATAAATAATTTAGAGAAATTTTATCCAAATTTTGATGAGATTATTAATTCGAGTATCAAATAGCTCTGATGTAAGAGCTATTTGAATATTGATCTTAACTAATTAGCTTACTGTTCCAATCACAGGCACCATCCTTGGGCCTGCTTGTCTTGCTTTTCTTATAATTTCTACAAGTTCATCGTAAGTAAGATTAAACGAATCCTCGCTATCAAATACATAAACCATATTCTTGCCTTCATACTCTGGTGGAGTAGGTGGAACAAAACGTTCAGGTATAAGCATTTGAGTAAGTTGTTCATCAGTTAATTTAAATAAATGCATAGTCATTATCCTATTCTAAAAAGTTCATTCCAATTCGTTAAATAAGAGGGCGATCGGCGGTTTTGATTCATCTGCCAGATAGCCTTAGTGTCATTGCAAAGTCCTAATGAAACATGATCTTTGCCGTATTTTTGTTTGATAGCTTCCAACGTTTTAGAAAGCTTTTCGCGCTGATTTCGGTGCGTGTAGTCAGTGAATAAATCAGGTACAAATTTCGACTTCGGAATTAACTCGAGCAATACGATGCCAGCCTTTTTATATTTGAATCCCTTCTTGTAGATCTGATCGATCCCTTTCATTGCTGCCCTGGTAATTTCTAATAAATCATCTGTATGTTCATGCATTTGTACAATGATGTAGGGGGAGTATTTTTCACTCTGGTTAAAACGGCCAGTCTGAATAAATACACCTATCATTTTACAAATAGATCCATCATGACGCATACGTTCTACCGCTCTCGTTACGAATAATCGCACTGATGATTTAATATCATCTTTCTCTAAGACGGGTTGGCCATACGAACGGCTACTTATGATTTGCTGCTTTGATGGGTTTTCATTTTCAATATCGATGCATGAAACGCCTTGCAACTCGCGGACAGTTTTTTCCATTACAATCGAAAAGCTTTTCTTAATCTCTTTCGGATTTGACTCAATCAGATCCAATACGGACTTAATATTCATTAAGTTTAGTTTCTTACAGTTTTGGCGACCAACGCCCCAAACCTCGCCAATATCTATCTGCGCGAGTAATTGCTCAGATGAACACGGGTCCATCTCTACTAAATTACAAACCCCATTGAAATACTTATTTTTCTTCGCTATATGGTTCGAAATTTTAGCCTCAGTCTTACTGCGGCCAATTCCAATGCAACAGGGCAATCCTAGCCATTGTTGAGCCTTCAATCTCATTTCCTGAGCGTATTCAGTTAGATCATAGTTTTTCTCGAATGCTGTTAATTCAAGAAAGCACTCATCAATGCTATAAATCTCTTGCTCTCCTGGCGCAACATATTGGCTAAGCAGATTCATGAATCTGCGTGACATTTCAGCATATAGAGCGTAGTTACTTGAGAGAACCTGAACATCGTACTTCTTAACAATGTCTTCAATCTGGAATAGTGGAACACCCATTTTTATTCCGAGATCTTTTGCTTCCTGACTTCTAGCCACGGCACAGCCATCATTATTGCTAAGCACAATTACTGGGCGATCATTAAGGGATGGATTAAAAACACGTTCACAAGATGCGTACATGTTATTGACATCCACTAGCGCGAATATCCTTGTATTACTTTTCATGACTATTCTTCTTATTATGAGCGGTAACACATACGCTTTAAGTTGAACGTCACCACACCCCATATAACAACAGTTTGGCTATCGTCAGGAATGATGTGTTGAAAAGCAGGATTCTCAGCTTTTAGCCAAACCTTAGGTAAAGGATAATCTTCATCCCCAAAGATCTCTTTGATTTCCGACTTAGACATTTTGGCTGTAATCATAAGTCGCTTGATCGTAGAGTCTTTATTGTCGATCAGTGCAACTACAATATCTTGATGAGCAGCTTCTATGCTTCGATCGATGATGATGGGATCATTAATTTCAAGGCCAGCACCCAACATCGACTCACTGTCTACACGTGCTATAAACGATGATATAGGATTGTGAATGAGATATTCATTCAGATCCACCGTAGTTTCTAGATCATCTTTGGTCGCAAAAGCAGGACCAGCTGGAATGCGCTCTAAAGCCATAGGTATAGAGGATTTAGACTTTGGAAGGATAGGTGTGAGACCAAGCTTATCGATCAGATCTGTTTGAATCGAGATCTGTTCAAGCAAGGAATTGATGGTAGTACTAGGTTTCCCTTCAGGTCCCATGAGAGTTTGTAAACTCGACCATGCACCATCCGAGAAGTAGATAGGCAACTTCTTAGACATTTTGATACTCCTACGCTACGAGGCGTGTTTGAAGTGAATCTGTCTATATATGTTAAAGATTTTTAGTTTTAAAATTCAAATTTATTTATCTGTGGATAAACAATAAGAAGTCACAGCTTGTCGTGGACTAATGAGCGTTTGGTCGGAATTTATGCATTTCTGATTTTGGTGCTGCTGTGAACTCATCTACAGGCATCTCGAAGAAGAAATCTTGAGCTTGATCATGTGAGCAATTCAACCAATCATTTCTGCGCTCTTGAGGAATAACAATTATTGAACGTTTTTCATCTTCAGGAGCATGGAATTGATTCATGAAGGGATGTGAATCAGAGTTGATCGTTAACATAGACATGGATCTGTATTCAGTGCCATCTATAACCGCATATTCGTAGATGCCAGCAACAGTAAAAGGCATTTCATCTCTGCGATAAATCCCATACCAATGAGACTTGCCATCGATATATTTTGGTTCAAAAATAGTTTCAACAGGAATAAGACAAAATTGGTTTTTCTTCCATGCATTACGGAAACTTGGTTTTGTCGCCACAGTCTCTGTTCTAGCGTTATATGTATTCTTTGCTTTCTTAATATCATCTAACCATGGTGCAACTAGACCAAATCGAGCTAAACGCCATTCAATATTCCCGCGTTTTGAGAACAAGATTGGACCTTCATAGTTAGGGTATACGTCGGTTTTATAGTCAAATGTAGGCTCAAACAAATTTAGAAATTGAGCGCGACTTTTTGAAATCGGTTGATAGTTGGCACACATGTAGTACCTCAGTTTTACATTTTTAAATTATTGCCGAGTATAATATTGACTGTAAAAAATCTCAAAAAACTCAATAGCTAGGCAATTAAAATAGTCCCAATCATTTATATCAGTTAATTCAGTATCAGAATAAAATGGTATTTTATTTAAAGGAAATTCATTTTTTCTAATTAATATCATTGGTTTTTCGAAGAGTTCGAATTGATGTGAAGTTAAATCGATAACTAACTCATCAACTTCAACCCAAACATGATATAAATTATCTTTATTTGCACCTCTAATTATAAAAATATCCTCATAACCTTCATTACATAATGCTCTATATAATAGACCAGAGGCAATATCGCAACAGCCATGAGGGAATCGTTCGTAGCAACTATTAATAAATCCGCTTAATTCATTCTCGAGGCATCTAAGAACACTTTCAGCTAAGTTTCTAATTAATATGTTCTTATTACTTTCCATTTCAAGATCTCAATTTAAAAAAATTCCTATGCGACTAGCTTGGTAATTTAGTCATAATGTCGTAACTATTCTTTAAACCAATTGACCACCCAGCCTCTTTATAAAAAGGCTCGCCATACTTGATAGTGTGTTCAATGTAGAAGTAGATCCAGTCTTTCATTTTTATTCTCAATTATTCATGCAGTAGTTTAGATTTCTCATACTCGCTCTTTAATGAATCAAGGTAGTCTGACCAAGCTTGCATCATCACAACACGCTCTTCAAGATACTTAGTTCTATTGTATGCACGACCATTCACATCTCTAACCTGATGGCCAAGTTGCTGTTCAATTCGTTCAATTGGAAATCTCAAAACTTCATCCAAGAGAGTTCTTGCAGTTGCACGAAAGCCATGTCCAGTTGTCTCACCATTAATAAAACCTAAATTCTTAAGTGCTTTATTGATGCTTGATTCACTTATAACACCAGCAGTGGAGTTACTAGCAAAGCAAAACTCCTGATTTCCATTTATTGTATATAGTTCTTTAAAATACTGAAAAACCTGATCAGACAAGGGAACAATAAGATCTATAGAAAGTGAGTTTGCTGTTTTCTTGGGTGTGAATTTCCACTGTTTATTATCAAAATCTATGTCGGCCCATTTTGCTTGTCGTAAGTCTCCTGGTCTCGTAAAAACATGAGGCAGTATCTTTATTGCATATGCGACGGATATAGATCCACGACCATTATATTGCTCAACTAAATATACTAATTTACCAAGTAACTTTGGATCTGTTATTGCAGCATTGTGTTCAGATTTTCTTGGTTTAATGATTCCTTGAATATCATGAGCAACATTTCGATCACAAATGCCTAACGCAATAGCATATTTAAACACTTGAGAAGCTTTTGACCGCATTCTTCTTGCAGTTTCTACTTTTCCTTGTTTTTCATAAATCTTGCAAATGTCTAATAACTCAATTGCTGTGATCTCGTTGATAGGGCGATGACCAATAGCTTGAAAAAGGTATTTATAAACAAACTGATTTCTTTGGGATGTAGATTCCGCAAGTACTTCGGTTTCCATGAAGTCTTTAGCTATCGCTTCAAAAGTATTTTTTAAAGCAAATACCTGACGATGTTCTTCATGTTTCTTCTCAGTTGCTGGATCTTGGTTGTTAGCTAGCTCTGATCTGAATTTTTCTCGATACTGCCGTGCTTGAGCTAATGTAATTTCTGGGTAGACACCAATAGCAATAGTATTACGAGTCTTAACGATAGGGCGTGTATAGTCGAATCGCCAATAAGTACCACCATGCTTATCTATCAATAGATACAAGCCTTTACCGTCAGCTAACTTAAAAGCTCTCTTTTGATCTTCTTTTTTTTGATTAGAAATAACAGTTCTTATCTTACTATCAGTAAGTGGGGTAACGATTTTAGCCAT